ATATCTCTCCAAACGTCACGCTCATCCAAGAAGATAGCCCATTCAAGACCAAACCTAACCAGGCTCATGCCTAAAGAAACCAAGCGCACCAAAGCCCTACGAGGGGCAATAGAACCAAGGCTTCACACGCCATATCTCAAGGGTAAATCCAAGGTCGATGATGTAATTGAACTAGCTGAAATGATTAAAATGCCACTATTGCCCTGGCAGAAGTTTGTGCTGACAGACATGCTAAGAGTTGATGCTAAAGGCATGTGGATCCGTAAGACTAACCTCTTGCTGGTAGCACGTCAGAATGGCAAGACTCACCTGACCCGTATGGTCATCCTGGCTCACCTGCTTAAATGGGATTCCAAGAACATCATCATCGCTTCATCTAATAGATCAATGGCATTAGATACCTTTAGACAGGTAGCCCATGTCCTAGAGTCCAATGAGAACCTTATGGCTTTAGTTAAGGCTATTCGCTATGCCAACGGTACTGAATCAATCGAGATGAAGGATGGACGGCGATTAGATGTCGTTGCAGCTACTCGCGATGGCTCTCGTGGTCGTACCGCTGATGCACTCTTCCTGGATGAGCTTCGAGAGTGGAATGAAGAGGCTTATAGAGCTGCTATGCCAGTAACACGTGCTAGACCCAACGCGCATGTCTTCTTGACATCTAACGCTGGAGATGCATTTAGCACTGTACTCAACACAATGCGCGAGAGAGCACAGGATTATCCTCCTAAGTCTTTCGGATTCTATGAATACTCAGCACCTCAATATTGCAAGATAGATGATCGTAACGCCTGGGCTATGGCTAACCCTGCTCTTGGCTGGACAGTGACTTTAGAAGCTCTCGAAGAATCAGTTGCTACTTCACCGATAGAAAACACTCGTACAGAGTTACTATGCCAGTGGATTGACTCCCTAAGTTCACCTTGGCCTCATGGAGTCCTTGAAGAGACCAGCGATAGCACTTTAGAGCTCTCACCTGGTGCATATACAGTATTTGGCTTTGATGTAAGTCCTAGTAGGCGCAATTCATCACTTGTTGCAGGTCAGTTAATGCCAGATGGCAGAATCGGCATTGGTATCCTCCAGACATGGGAAAATGCAGTAGCTGTAGATGATTTACAGATAGCAGCAGGCATTAAATCCTGGTGTGATATATACAAACCGCGATTAGTGTGCTATGACAAGTATGCAACTCAATCTATCGCTGATCGTCTAGCCAATTCAGGAGTTATGGTCGAAGATGTCTCAGGCCAGCAGTTCTATCAAGCTTGTGGTGATCTATTAAATGGCCTAGTGACCCATAAAGTCGTTCATAATGGCCAAGCCGAGTTCATCCAGCAGATGAATAACTGTGCCGCTAAGGTCAATGATTCAGCCTGGCGAATTGTTAAACGCAAGTCAGCAGGCGATATATCTGCCCCTATTGGCCTTGCTATGGTCGTATCTAAGTTGATGCTCCCAGTTGCCAAGCCTCAAATCTATGTAGAACAAGGTTAGACACTCCCTACCATATTGTGTATATTCTTGACAAATGCTATAGTATATGTCTATGGGTATATTTTCGCGTGCAGTATCAAAGCCAACTACGCCGACTGTCCTAGCGCAATATGCCCCTCAAGTTCTCAGTACTCCTTTAATTACCTCTATAGCACCATCTCAATCAATTACCAGAGAATTAGCTTTAGAAATTCCTTCAGTAGTTAGAGCTCGTAATTTAATTTGCGGCACTATTGCATCAATGCCAATAGAATTATATAGAAAATCTACTGGGGAAGAATTAAGTAAGCCAGTATGGATGGATCAACCAGCATCTAATCAACCACGCTCAGTGACTATTGCCTATACAGTAGATTCATTATTATTTTATGGTTGGTCAATTTGGATTGTTAAATCTCGCTATCAAGAGGATGGCAGACCAGCATCTTACGAATGGATCCCTAATACTCGTGTAGTTCCATACTATGGCAACTCAGAAGGTCGTTTAATTGAGGGTTACTATGTTGATTCAGTATTTTATTCTAATGATGACGTAGTTACATTCCAATCTCTTAATGATGGTGTACTCACAACTGGTGCAAGGATATTAAGAGCTGCTTTGGATTTAGAAATTGCTTCAGCAGTTGCAGCATCTACTCCAATGCCTACCGGTTATATTTCTAATTCCGGTGCTGACCTTGATCCTAAAGAAGTTCAAGGATTACTATCTGCTTGGAAAACCGCTAGATCTCAACGCAATACTGCTTACTTGACCTCTACTTTAAGTTACCAGCCAGTATCGTATTCACCTAAAGAAATGCTTTACAACGAAGCTAAAGCAGATTATGCAACTCAAATTAGCCGTTTATGTAACGTAGATGCTTTCTATCTTTCAGCAGATGCTAATAACTCAATGACATATAGCAATCTTCTGGATTCTCGTAAACAATTTGTATCTCTAACTTTGCAACCTTTCATATCCGCGATTGAAGACCGACTAAGCATGAACGACGTAACTGCTCAGGGCAACGAAGTGCGTTTTGATTTAGACGCATCATTCCTAAGAGCTAATCCTATGGATGAATTATTAGTGATTGAAAAACTACTCACACTAGGATTAATCGATATAAATCAAGCTATGGAAATGACAGATATAACTCCTAACGGAAGTAATGGGATGGACTAATGGAAAATCAAATAATCACATTCTCGGCTGACCTGACAGCTAACGTTGAAGCGCGTACGATTTCTGGAAAGATTGTGCCTATTGGCACTGGAGAAATTGGTTCAACCTCAGCAGGTCGAGTCGTATTTGAAAATGGATCTATCGAACTACCAACAGATCCTAAAAAAGTAAAATTGCTCAATCAACACAATTCTAAAGATCCACGTGGTCGTGCATCATTCTTCAATGAAGTTGCTAACGATGGTATCTATGCAACATTTTCTCTTTCTAAAAGCGAAAAGGGAACTCAAAGTCTAATTATGGCTGAAGAGGGTTTAGTATCTGGCCTGTCAGTAGGCGTTGAAGTAATCAAGTCAAAAGTCAAGAGCGGCGTTATGCACGTTTCAGCTGCCAGATTACTTGAAGTAAGTTTAGTAACAGAGCCAGCATTTAAGTCTGCTCAAGTTACTGATATTGCGGCTGAGGAAACTCCAGAAGTCGTAGAAGAAATCACTCAAACAGAAAGCGAGACAGCTGTGGAGAATACTCCAGAGACAGTTGCAGCACCAGTAGAGGCAGCAGCAGTTGAAGCTGCTCGTCCTACAGTTGCAGTAACTAATATACGTGAACGTACTGCACCAATCACATCTGAACAATATCTAGGAGCATCTATTAAAGCTGCTCTTGGTGATAACGATGCTCGTCGTATCGTTGAAGCTGCTGATGATACAGTTACTACTAATACTGGCTTGACACTGCCAGCACACCTTACTAACTTCATTACAACTACATTCTCAGGCCGTCCAGCCTTTGGTGCAGTAACACAAGCAGGAGCAGTTCCACAATTATCTTTCACAGTTCCTAAAATGGGAACAGCACCTACTACAGCTGTAGTAGCAGAAGCTGCAACAGTAACTGCAACAGGCATGACTTCAAGTTATGACACTGTAACTGCAAGCAAGTACTCATCAATTAACCGAGTATCTTTTGAACTTCTTGACTTTTCTAATCCAGCATTTGAGACATTACTTCTTAATGAAATGCGCAAGGGTTACGAAAAGGCAACTGATGCTGCACTTATTTCAGCATTCACAACATCTGGTGTTCAAGCTGCAACTACAGCAGCAACAGCACTAGGACTTCAATCTTTCATCGCAACAGAATCAGCAGCTGCCTATAAGGGTACTGGTGGAGATTTTGCTACTAAGTTGGTTGCTTCAACAGATCAGTGGGCAGCTATGCAAGGTTATGTAGATGGTTCAAACCGTCCTCTATACAACGTTGCTTCTCCACAGTTCAACGCACCTGGACAAGTTCAAGGTCGTACAAACGTTGGTAACATTCTTGGTACTGATTTAATCGTTGATCACAACATCACTACTTCAGGTGTTATTGATGAATCAGCATTCTTGGTTGCTCCAGGATCTGTATATGTCTGGGAATCTCCAGTTACAAACCTACGTATCAATGTTCTATCTTCTGGTGAAATTGATATCAATATGTACGCATACATGGCAATTTATGTTGCCAAGGGTGGCACAGGCGTACGTCGTTTCAACCTTACTTAATCAGTAAGTAACTAAGTCGCTGAGAGGGGCATAGCCCTTGCCCCTCTCAGTCTTTAGAAGGGAATTAAATGTCACTCTGCACAGTCTCTGAACTTCGTTCAGCTCTAGGTGTCGGTACCTTGTACCCAGATGCAACCCTTCAATCTTCATGCGATGCCGCTGATGCAGTTATCAATCCAATGTTATGGAGTTCGACAGAATATACTGTGGCTCATAGCAACGTAGTAGGCACGGGCACACTTTACTTTGATGTACCAACTACCAATGTATTCTATGTTGGTCAGTCAGTAACTATCGCTAATTGCGGTACTAAATACAATGGCACTAAGACAATTACTGCTGTGACTGATTATTCAATTTCAATAGATACAACACACACTAATATTCAATCTCGTCATCCTATCGAGCCATTTGGAACTGTACTGGGTGATGCTTACACAGACTTTACAGCGGATGCAGCAGTTCAAGAAGCAGCTTTGATGATCGCTGTTGATATCTGGCAGGCACGCCAAACCTCTAATAGTGGTGGCAATAGCCCAGACTTCCAGTCTTCCCCCTACCGCATGGGTAATACCCTTATGGCTAGGGTGCGAGGATTACTAGCGCACACACTCGACCCACGTTCAATGGTCGGATAATGTCAGTTGCACTCACAACTCTTAGAACTACTATTGCCGAGGCTATCCAAGATGATAGTAAGTGGCAGACTTTCGCATTCCCGCCAGCGACGATTATGGCTAACTCAGTCATCGTCAGTCCTGATGATCCATATCTAAGTCCTAACAATGGTGGGATATCTACAATCTCACCTACTGCTAATTTTAAGATTCTAATGACAGTGCCACTTTTTGATAATGAGGGCAATCTGCAAGGCATAGAAGATACAATAGTGAGTGTGTTCAACCTACTATGTGCATCTACTTTATCTTTCAATGTTGGAACAATCTCAGCTCCTGGTGTTCTCAATGCCGCTTCTGGTGATTTACTAACATCTGAAATGTCAATCTCAATCCTAACCAGTTGGAGTTAATCATGTCCGATTATGAAAAAGAGTTGGAAGCCTTCCTAATCAAGACAGGTCAAATCCAACCACCAGCACCAAAGGCAACGCAATCACCTAAGAAAGACGAGGAATAAAAATGGCAGTATTTTTAGCTAACAATGTCGGAGTAAAGGTGAATAGCGTTGATCTATCAGATCACGTCACAGCCGTTACTCTTAACCGTTCATTCGATGAACTCGAAGTAACCGCTATGGGTGACACAGGTCACAAGTTCGTTAAGGGCTTGGAATCATCATCTGTAACAATCGAATTCTTGAACGACACAGCATCAGCGAACGTTCTAGCAACTCTTCAAGCTGCATGGGGTACATCAGTTACTGTTGTACTACTACAGACAAAGGGAACAGCAGTATCAGCAACTAACCCACTCTATACAGCAACAGTTCTAGTTAATGGAACTTCAGATGTAATGGGTGGACAAGATGTTGGTAAGCAGTCTGTAACTTGGAACGTAGTTGGTTCAGTAGCAGTAGCAACAACAGGTTCATTCTAACAACTAAAGAAAAGGGCTAATCATGGCAAAGTTAAAAGTAACAAGGGTAGGCGGCGTTGTAACTGAACATCAGATTACACCAGCTGTTGAGTTCGCTTTCGAACAATATGCCAAGAAGGGCTTCTTCAAAGCCTTTCGTGATGACGAAAAGCAATCCGATGTCTATTGGGTAGCTTGGGAATGTATTAGACGATCTGGTGAGACCGTCAAACCTTTCGGGGTAGATTTTCTAGAATCTCTTGAAAAAGTAGAGGTTCTAGACGATGACCCTTTAAGTTAGGGCGTGATTCCTTCACCTATCTTGTAGCCGTTATGAGCTGTGAGTTAGGAATCGCGCCACAGTATCTTATTGATATGGATACTCAGATGTTCAAGATGATGTTAAAGGTTATGGAAGAACGAGCGAAGGGAACGTAAATGCCAGCAACAATCAAAGGCGCAATCGACCTTCGTAAGGCTTTGCGTAACTATGCTCCTGATCTATCTAAAGAGATGCCTAAAGAGATAGCATCATTCTTGAAGCCAGTCGTTAAAGCTGCTAGAGGTTATCTGCCAAGTGATAATCAAATCTTGAGCGGATGGCGCACACGACCTAATGCTCAAGGCAGATTTCCAATGTATAACGCTAAGATAGCCAAGTCTGGTATTACGTATAAG